AGCGCGGCGAGTGCGGCGAAGTTATCGAACTGCTGTTTCAGCGGTATGCCCAACGGTATTTCTTTCCACTTAGCCATTATGTTTGTCCTCCGCTTCGTTTCGTCGGATTAAGTTGTCTTTTTCTTGGTGGATACAAAAGTGTGTCTAATCTCCAAACCCTAAAAGTTCCGTCCTCTAACCTTCTGGCAGCAGTCGCAACTGGCACGTTTTTTACTTTTTTAAAATAAGTGTGTATACAAGCCTTTAAAGTTTTGGCTTCCATGTCACTGGCAACTACAACACTGTCTCCAACTCCCATTTTGACGACTATTGGTTTCCACTTTCCACCAATTGGCATTGGTACATCTTTTTCTATTTCGTACATCACCATCTACTCCCGAATACTTTTGCGAATACCTCGTCCAACAGACGATCCATATCTTGACTACTCATGTTCAACACACCCATAAAAAAGTTAAAGTAAAAAAACAGATTGCTCCGCCTACGATAATCCCGCAGGCAAAGCCAATCAACGCGGCGAAGTCAGTGAGGTTCATTGGTACAGTCCTCACAGATCGTGGCGTCCTCGCCCACGATTAACGTCACCCAGCCCTCGCACTCAGTACACAGGCGCTCCATTTCTTTCCCGCCGTTGCACGTCCCACAAGTCACGGTCTTGGTGTCCATGTACCCAATGTCACGGCCGAAGCCTTGAGGCATCGGTGCGTCCTCAAGCACGGTCCCCGCACCATGGCACTCGGTACACGGGTCCATGACTGGCGTCTCTTGCAACCGCATGAACTCTTCTTTCATACGTCCCATTATTGTTTCTCCTTCCATGCGGCATGGACATCAACGCCCATGTTGTGAATAAGCTCGCCCCGTAAGTCCTCGACACAAATATCGCAGAACACATCGACATCAGGGTTCATCTTAATGTCCTCCTCAATCTTCTTTAAGATCTCATCCAATCTATCCACGATGAAGTGGGCGCATACCATGTTCGTAGACATTATTCTTCCTCCTCATAAACATCCTTGTCTAAATTCATGTCCTCTTCCTCTTCATCCTCTGCTGGAACCCAGCACTCGTCCAAACCGTCTTTGTAGGTGCCCTCAAACATGCCCCCCTCGTCTTGGTAATCGGCATCGACCTTGCACCCCAAGTCAACCAACCTGTCCCAAATAGGAATAGGTGGAGCCCAAGCTGTCCAACATCTGAACTCAATCTCCTTTGTTGTGCCGTCACCGATAAGGCGAAGGTCACCCAGTTCAACCTCGCAGACATCCCACTTGGTGCCCCAGTTCTCGTTGCGCCACTCGTACCAAGAAGGTAGCGTAGTATTGACGGGCTTGGTGATCTTGACATCCTCTCCAACCCAAATCTCGAACGGCATCGGCGCTATCAAATCGCAGAACCGTGCCTCTTTACATTTAAGGTTGTCTTCTATTTGTGAGATCAAGGCCCGTGGACCTGTGATCGTGACTTGTTGTTCGCAATGATTTGGCATTATACTTCCTTCCTTGTTTCTATGTAACTCTCTATTAAACCTTGCGCGACTTGAGGAACGATGCCGTTACCGTAGGCGCGGAGTCGTCCCACCCTTGAGGTAGCCCCATCAACCAACGGGCATGTGCTGGGTTCAACTGGCCGCCACTTGCCATCTCGGCAGAAGAGCCAGTCAGCATCTTTCCAGTGGCCGTTAGTCTTGCCGCTTGGTCCTCGCTCCATGCCGTCAGTTGAGCTTGCGCTCCCGTGTTCCACCCGTGCTTGCCCGTCAGATGTGAGGGTGCTATCCCCGTGCCCCCCGTCATGGAGGTCGGTGTTGCCCAGCCCCCCGTCAGTTGAGCCGTTACGTCCAAGGTGTCCGTGCTGATCTTCCCGTTCCTGATCCGGCCCCCTTGGTATCCGCCCTTGTGATCCCGCGTTGTCGGTGTCGGCCACGAACCAGAGGCGTTGCCTGATGTGCGGAGCGCCGAACCCCGATGCGCTGAGATCGAACGCCCCGAAGGCGTAGTCCTTTGCTTCCATGTCAGTTTGTACAAGGTCGAGCCAACCGAGGCCGTCCTTGCTTGCAACTTGCTCTCCAAAGATTGTTGCAGGGCGGCACTCTTGGATGAGGTGGTTCCAATGGGGCCACAAATGCCGCTCGTCAGAAGTCCCCGCTCGTTTGCCTGCACCGCTGAAAGGCTGGCACGGGCACGATCCTGTCCAAACTGGCCGATCGTCTGCCCATCCCGCACCTCTGAGGGCACGGCTCCAGATGCCAATCCCTGCGAAGAAGTGGCACTGAGTAAATTCAAAAAGTTCTTCTGGTCTGACATCACTGATGCTCCTATCATCGACAACACCATCCGCGATGTGTCCGGCTTTGATTAAATTGCGTAGCCATTCGGCGGCATACGGATCGATCTCGTTGTAGTAGGCGCTCATCACTCACCCCCTTCTCTATGCCAGCACTCTTGCAAGGCGGCATCTTCAGCATCAAGCTCACGATCCCAAGCCGCTTCCCAACGCTCAATGAACTGAACAACCCAAGCATTCTGATGGCGCGTAAGCTCATCCTCATGGATCAACTCCATCGCATCAATGCACTTCAAACCCTGTGCCTTGCACCAGAATGTATACTCTTCAGTCAGTGCAGGAATGGTATCAACATACGCCATTAGGTTGTCTTCCATATTGCTAGAGCCTCGTCAAAAGGCATGTCGTTTAAGATGCGACGGGTCTCACCCGCCTGCTTGTCAATGATCCACTCACCCTTGGTCACAGTCGGGTGGTACTTGGTCTGGAAAATACCTTCCTTGTACTTGAGTTGAACCAAAACATGAGACTTAAACTTGCGCTTTAACTCACGCGAACTGAGGAACTCATTGACCTGATCACCGCACCAACCCTCTAATGACTGAGCAAAACCATCCTCACTCCACTCACTAGGCTCGTTAGGTAATGATTTGAAATACTCGTGTACCGCATTCATCGTAGCGCGGTAGTCACCCTTGAACTTCGGGTGGTCATAGTCACGATCGCATCCGCCGTGCCCATCGTTGCTCACAATAGCAACAGGCTTGCCGTCCACAAACAAAGACGCTTGGTAGCAATGTGTCTCTTCACTTGCCCATTCAGTATGCTTGATTGCTTTGAGTTGGAGTTTCATGGTGGTCTTCCTTTTCACATTGGTTAAGATAATTAATGTACTCTAGTTGTGGAGTATGCACATATAATTCAAGGGGGCAAGTGCTTTTTTCTCGGACCTCGGTCCACGGCCATGGGTTAACATTACATATAGAGCAATCTGACAGAAAAAAGTGTAGTGCAATAAAAAGTCGAGGCAAAAGTGTAATAGTTGTAATAGTTGTAGAAGCAGGCAAGAATAAGATAACAAAACCATACTGTTAGGTAGTGTGATAGGTATTACAAACACTATTACAAACAGGTGTAGGTATTACAGAATAGTGTAATAGTTGAGAACATTTCAACCAGCCCAAGGGTAGATTCTTGGTTTTACTATTACACTTCGACCTAGGATATAAGCTATAGGAGAACTTGGCATAGCCTACTGCTTGTTGTATGGTTGTGGAATAGGAGGGGTGTTATGACTTCACTGAAAAAGAAAACCGAAGATGAACATGGTCGCAAGATCACCACCAGACAGATGACCTTCGCTCGTCATGTAGTAGAGGGGATATACTCCAACGCTGAGTCCGCCCGTAAGGCTGGGTACTCTCATGATGTTGCGCCTGTCACAGCTTCCAAACTATTGAACGGCCGCGACTACCCTCATGTCTTGGAGTACATCACTGAGCTACGGGCTGAACGGGAACGACGCTATGCTGTCACCACAATAGGACAACTTGAACGATTGCATAAGCTGTCGCAAGGAGCCGAGGATGCAGGTCAATTCTCTGCCGCCATCAACGCAGAAAAAATTCGCTCCGCTTTGGGTGGCCTTACTATTGATCGACGGGAAAACATCAACACATTGGACCAGCTATCACGGGATGAGATCACCTCTCGTCTGGCCGCTTTGCAGAAACAATACCCGCAAGCTTTCGTGATCGATGCAGACTATAAGGATGTAACAGATGAGCCGAGGACCGGAGGCGAACTTTTGGAGTATGTTGAGGAGCAACCTACCTAAAAATACCTATGCTACACGCATTGAAAACAAGCATGGCGGCGGTGTACCTGATGTTCATTTGCTTTGGGAAGGCTTGCCCGTTTGGATAGAGTTGAAGGTAAGTAAGTCTAACGCCGTAAAAGTCTCGCCTCATCAGGCGGCTTGGCATATGGCATATCACTCTCGCGGGGGGCTGAGTTTCTTCTTGGTCAAGGCCCTCTCTACGGGCGCCCTTGTTTTGTTTGAGGGGTCCGAGGGCCCGAACCTATTAGCTGGTGGCCTGTCCGAGGCCCATGGTTCTTCGTTCAAGAACTCTGCGGCC